ATGAAACTAACAGATTTATTAAAAAAAGAAGCTAAGGGTGATAAAGACGAATACCAACAAAAGTTTAGAGATATGATGTCTAAACACGGTATTGATTCTATAGATGACTTAGAGGATGATGAAAAAGATGATTTCTTTAATGATGTTGATGATGCACACGTTAGCGATGAAGAAGAGTTAAAAAAAGAAGGTTATAAACCAAGAATAACTCGCAAAGAAATGGCTGAGGTGAAACTTTTTACAGAAAAGAATACACCTACAGATAAAAAGAAGTGGGCGGCTTCTGTAGCTGCAGCTAAGAGAAAGTTCAAAGTGTATCCTTCAGCATATGCAAACGCATGGGCAGCAAAACATTATAAGAAGAATGGCGGATCTTGGAGATCTAAGGGATGAAACTAAGAGAAGTGTTGGATACACTTTATTTAAGTGAAAAAGTTTATAAGAATTCCGGACTAGGTAAATGGTTTGGAGAAAAATGGGTCGATGTTAGTCGTAAGAACAAAGACGGTAGTCACCCGCCTTGTGGAGCATCTGCCGGTAAGAAGTCTCGTAAGGGTGGTCAAAGAGCTTATCCTAAGTGCCGTAAGAAGTCTGTTGCTGCAAGTATGTCTAAGAAAGATAAGAAGAATGCTGTAGCAAGAAAAAGAAAACATTACGGTAGTAAGGGTAGACCTAAGAAAAAAGCTATAATGCAAAAGTAGAATTATTATGTGTATACTTAGATGGATAAAGAAAATATTTAATAGAATAAAAAAGGTGGATGAGTTAGATACATCTTGGAGAGATTAGTATGAAGTTAAAAAACTTACTTGAAGGTGATGATGAAGGATCTATGGCAAGAAGTGAGTTAAAAAGAACTGCCAAGATAGCATCAATGTTGTTAGATAAAATAGAAGATGGCGATGAGTTACCAGCATGGACACAATCTAAGATTACAAAAGCACTGGATTATGTGCAATCAGTTTTCAATTATATGGATGGAGATAAGAAATAATGAAATTATCTACAATAATAAAAAAAGAAAAAGTTATTACTGAAGCTATAAAGTTTCATAAAAAAGATTCTATTCCTCTTTCAGAAAGTGTTTTTAGAAATGGAAGTGAGAATTATTTCTCCTTATATAGAGAAGCTAGAAAACAATATAATGATGGCAAATTAGAAGGTCTTACTGCAGAAGATATGGAAATATTGGAAACAGATATTGGTGAGTTTGCAGAATTTGAAGGCAATAAAGTTCCTCTTGATTGCCCAATAATGGTTGATGTATCTGAAGAAATTGACGAAGCAGAATACCAAGGCAAGAAGGTTCAGTTAGGTAAACCTAAAAGAGGTGGTAGTAAAAAGTTTTATGTTTATGTAAAGAACCCTAAAACTGGAAATGTAAAGAAAGTAAGTTTTGGTGCTAAGAGTGGTGGGGGATCTCTATCTGTAAAACTTAAAGATCCAAAAGCTAAGAAGGCTTTTGCTTCAAGACATAATTGCGAACAAGCTAAAGATAAGACAAAAGCTTCATATTGGGCATGTAGACTTCCTAGATATGCAAAGTCATTAGGTCTATCTGGTGGAGGTAAGTGGTGGTAGATAAACCATATATAGAACAAAGAAAGTTAAAATATATTAAAAGAGAATTTTCAGCTGATGTTGATTCGGATGAGTTAGTATGGCACAGAGATAGAAAAGACAGAACAGTTTTAGTAAAACAATCTGACGATTGGTATATACAGATGGATAATAAAATGCCAGAAAAACTAACAGAAAATTCTGAATTTTATATTCCAAAAAATTTTTATCATAGGTTAATTATAGGCAGTAATGCACAAAAAAATCTTATTATTTATATAATGGAGTCTTAATATGTCAAACCATATGCATAAGATAGGAGAAAAATATTCAACAGATAAGATTTCTTTACATAAATATCATTTAATATATGATTTCTTTTTTCAAAGCTTATATAATCAATCTGGTTCTTTACTTGAGATAGGTATTCAAAAAGGTGAATCATTAAGAATGTGGCATGAGCTTTTTAAAAATATGAATATATATGGTGTTGATATGGATAATTACTCAATAAGCGATATTCAAAAACAAGGTGATAATCTAGATAGACTAACATTATTAAGTAATATAAAGCAAGGTGAAAATATTGATCACCTTGATAAACTGGATATTCCAGAGTTACGTATAGTTATTGACGACGCATCTCATTACCCACCACATCAAATAGAAACCTTTAATAATTTATTTCCTAGATTAGAAAATGGTGGTTTATATATAATAGAAGATATTGAAACTTCTTACTGGACTGCTGGTAGAAAACTTTATGGCAATTCAATGAATTATGGTGTTGGGTCAAACGGATCAACTGTTGAAATTTTTAAAGGTGTTGTTGAGGGTATTAATAATAAAAATAGTAAAATTTATAGAGAACAGTTTATACCTCAAGTAATACAGGAATATATTATGAGTGTTGTTTTTGCTCTAAATTGTATAATAGTAATAAAAAAATAAGGAAGATAAAATGAAATTAGGCGATTTGATTAATGAGGTTGATGAAAAAATTATTAAGAAGAGCACCATAATGATGTTAAAAAATCTTCTTGATAAACAGGATGAATCATCTTGCGGTTCAGACAAAGAAGAAGTTAATAGTAGTGATGTAGAAGAAGATTCTCCCCCCGGTGATAATTATAAACGTATGGTAAAACATTTAAAAGATAGGTTTGGTAAAGATTCAGAAATACCTTATCAAATTGCTTGGTCAAAATATAACAAAAGAAATAAAAAATAATATACAAAAAAATGTTTTTTTATTATATTTATTATGACTTTTAATAAGAGAGTAAAAATGAACAATAATTTAAAAGAATTTAAAGAAGTTATTAAGGAAGAAATACTAGAACTTCTAAAAGAAGAAACCTCAAACGTAGAAGATATAGTGTTTTCTATTTTAGATGCTCAATCAAGTGGAAACACAAAAAAAGCAGAGAAATATTTTGGTATTCTTTTTCCAAGATTAGCAAGCCTTGGCTTTGATAGAAATACTCTTTTAAAAATGAAGTCTCAATTAACCTTAATCAACAACGAAAAAGAAGCAACAAAGTTTATTACCAGATGGAAGTTATCAGATCAAGATATAAATAAAAATAATGTTTATACATATAAGATGATTGTTTCTGTTCCTTTTGCAACAAATAAAAATGAAGAAGAATTAGTTAAGAAATTAAAATATGATTTAGTATCTAACGGTCATAAAATATTGGGATATAAAAAAATGCCCGTATCAAAGATAGCATCAGCAGGAGCGGCAGGTGAGGTTATAGATCTCAAGATTTTGGTTAAGATTAAAACAATGGCTAAGCCTAACGAAATAGAATCAGAACTACAACCAGACTATGGTGTAGATAAAATAAAAGGATTTGATGTTGAACAATCGGTCAAAACTAAAGAGATCAAGTCGAGTGATAGATTTGATAAGAGAAGCTCCAAACTTAATGGTAAAGAGGACAAACAAGACGATAATAGAATCAATCCAACAAAAGGTTTTAGTAAGGATCATTTATCGAAAGCTAGAAACAAATAGAGTTATAACTCGTATAATAGAACCTTATGAGTTAAAAGAAGAAGATGGTAAGGTTTATTTATATGCATATGATACTACTGGTAGAACAAGAAGTATAAAGTCCTTTTTATTAGAAAACATATTATCTGCAAATAAACAAAGAAGAGAATTTACCCCTAGGATATTTTAATGGATAAACAACAAACAGCTGAATACATAGAGTGCAGAAAGAATCCTTCTTACTTTATGAAAAAATACGGCAGAATTAGGCATCCATTAAGGGGAATTATATCTTTTGAGTTATGGGATTTCCAAGAACACACACTTCAGCATTTTTTAGACAATTCATATAACATAGTTCTCAAGGGTAGGCAGTTGGGTATATCCACATTAGTAGCTGGATATGCTGCTTGGTTGTCAAACTTTTTTAAGAACAAAGAAATATATATTCTTGCTACAAAAAGAGATACTGCTCAAAATATGGTTGATAAAGTAAGAGTTTTTTTAGAGGGTATTCCGGAGTGGATGAGAGCAGATTTTATTACTGATAATAAACAAAGTTTAGAATTAAATAATGGTTCTAAAATAAAAGCATCGGCTTCCACACCAGATGCGGCTCGTTCAGAGGCATTAAGTTTGCTCATTGTTGATGAGGCAGCTTTTATTAATAAGATGGATAGTATATGGATAGCAGCTCAACCTACACTAGCAACTGGTGGTGATTGTATAGCATTATCTTCACCTAATGGAGTTGGTAACTGGTTTCACAAGATATATAATGAGGCGGAGGCTGGTATTACAGAAAAGATAGGTAATAAGATAGTAGGGTTCAATCCAATAAAATTACACTGGTCGGTTCATCCAGACCACGATGATGATTGGGCGAGAGAGACACGCAAGAAGATTGGGGATCAAGCTTTTGCTCAAGAGCATGATTGTGACTTTGTTCAATCTGGTAGTAATGTTATTTCACTTAAGGCTTTGGAGTGGTATCTAGAGCATCCAACAGAACAAGAGACACTTGACGATGGTTATCGTCCATTCGTTAGGGAACCATTAGAAAGAACTTGGGTTGATAAGGGTTTGTGGGTTTGGAAATATCCGGATTATACCAAAAAATATATTATATCTGCAGATGTTGCTCGCGGTGATGGAGAAGATTATTCAGCTTTTCATGTCATAGATATTGAAAATTATGAGCAAGTGGCTGAATATAAGGGTAAGGTAGCTACAGATGTTTATGCTCACCTAATACACAACACAGCTGTTCAATATAACAACGCTTTTATAGTAGTTGAAAATGCATCAATGGGTCATCATACAGTAATGAAGATTGTAGAGATGGAATATAAGAACGTGTATTGGACAATAAAAGATTTAGCTAAATTACACGAAAGTAATGCAAGAGATCAATTATTTTATGACCCATACAATCCTCCTAAAAATGCAGTTCCCGGATTTACAATGTCTTCAAGAACAAGGCCAGCAGCGATAGCTCGACTGGAAGAGGATTTAAGGCAACATGAGTTTATTTTACACTCACAAAGAACTATGAAAGAATTAGAAACTTTTATCTTTCATAATGGTAAGCCACAAGCTTTGGACGGATACAATGATGATTTAGTAATGTCTTTAGCTATTGGTATGTATGTAAGAAACACAACTATAAAGTTTACTAATGCTGATAATGATATAACTCAACATTTAATGTCTAACCTTTCTTTTAACCCTGTTCCTTATGAGTTCGGAATAAGTAGTAATTCTAATTCTGTTGGTAATGAATCTTATTCTATGAAAGTAAATAAAGAACAGGTTGAAGATTTAAGATGGTTGTTATAAAATAAATGTTTATATTTATTTTATAGCCTTCTTGATTTTTATTATATTATAAAGATTGGGATTACTATAAGGAATTATAAAATGGCTAAATATTCTGAAGCTCAAAAAGGTGATTGGCACGAATATCAAAAATTAGTTTTAAGTGAGTTAGAGAGACATAACTCTTTATTGTTACAGATGGATAATAAGTTAGAAAAGGTTAATGTTGATATATCTTCTTTAAAAGTCAAATCTGGTATTTGGGGGTTAGCGGGAGCAGCTGTTCCTATTGGGATATTTATGGGGTTAAAGATTTTAAATATAAATTAGAGGTAAAAAATGGCAAGTAAATTTGATACACTTAAAAAGTTATTGAATGGTGGTTCTGCACAATATAAGGTTCCAACAGAGCGTCCATCAATGAGAACACAAAGAAATGTTTTCGATACTTTTCAAAAAGCAGCGTCTTCTATATATCAGCAAGGTTTGGCGGGTGGTATAGAAAGATCAGAAAGGTATAGAGAGTATAATGAGATGGACCATTACCCAGAGATATCAAGAGCGTTGGATATTTATGCTGATGATTCTATGGTTTATGGTATTGATGGAAATATACTAAATATATTTTCAGAAGATCAGAAAATCAAGGAAGAGTTAGAAGAACTTTATTATGAGAGATTAGATATTGATTTTCACTTATGGACATGGATTAGAAACATGGTTAAATATGGAGATCATTTTAATCTTTTAGATTTAGTTGAAGGTGAAGGTGTTTTAGGTTCTATAGCTTTACCAGTTGAGGAAATAGCAAGAGAAGAGGGTTATGACAATGATCCTAACTCTCTTAGGTTTAATTGGGTTGGTCAAGGAAACACTTCTTTTCAAAATTATCAAGTATCTCACTTAAGAATACTTGGTGATGATAAGTTTTTACCATATGGAAGAAGTATTTTGGATTCTGGTCGTAAGGTATACAAACAATTATTAATGGCAGAAGATGCTATGTTAATATATCGTATCACCAGAGCGCCAGAAAGAAGGGTTTTTTATATTGATGTAGGTAATATACCACCAGCACAAGTTGACACATATTTGATGCAAGCCAGAGATAAACTAAAAAGAACACCAATGGTTAATCAACAGACTGGTAATCAAGATATGAGATTCAACCCAGAATCAATATTAGAAGATTTCTTTATTCCTATTAGGGGTGAGAGAGGAAGTAGAATAGAGACATTACCCGGTGGTGAAAACGCCGCTGCTATTGAAGACATTCAGTATTTGCAGAATAAACTTTTTATATCACTTGGTGTTCCTAAATCATACTTAACAGCAGAAGAAGATTTAGCTGGTAAGGGAACATTGGCACAAGAAGATATAAAGTTTGCAAGAACAATTCAAAGAATACAAAAGATAGTAGTCAGTGAGTTGGCAAAAGTTGGGTTGGTTCATTTGTTTTTAAGAGGGTATGATGAAAGTGATATATATAATTTTGATTTGAAGTTAGCTAATCCATCAACCGTCACAGAGATGATGAATCTTGACTTAATGGATAAGAGATTTAATGTAGCAAGTCAAATGTCAGAATCCCCACTTCTTTCTAAAGAGTATATACAAAAAGAAGTATTACAGTTATCTATGGATGATATCGTTGAAATAAAGAACGATAGAGTAAAAGAAGCTTCTAATGAATATACTATAGAACAAGTTAAGATGGGTGCACAAGAAGAACCAGCTGCTATGCAGCAACCAGTAGAAGAAAATCCAAACGATCAAGAAGGTGATAATGAGAGTGATGTTGAGGAAGATAGTAAATTTAAATCATTTAAAAATGTTACTCCATATGACCCACTGGGAACTGATGAGTTGGAGGGATATCCTAAGTTTGATTCTTTTGAGAGAAATTTTGAGAGTAGTATAGATCAAATAACAAGTGATATAGAGAAAAAAGACATTATCAAGAAGAAAACAGGAAGAAAATCTAGAACAGATTCTTTTAATAAAACCATTACAGAAATAATGCGTTTTGACCAAGAATCGAATAAAATTATGGATAATATTAGAAAAGATATGAAAAATAATAAACTTTCTAATACAGGAAAGGTATATTTTGTATCAAAAGATTGATTTTCTCTTATTTTAGCTATATTTATACTAGACTAATAATATAATTTTGGGGTTAAATTTATGAAACATAATAAGTATAGAAATATTGGTGTTTTGTTTGAATCAATGATTCACTATACTATGGGATTAGTTTCTGAGGGTAAAACTACTCAAGCTTCACAAATGATGAAGATAATCAGAAATAATTTCATGAAAAAGACAACAATATCTGAAGCATATAACGTATTTTCACAACTTTTGTATACAGAGGCAATAAACTACTTTCATGCAAGTAGGTTTTATAGTAATTTAAGAAAAGAGTATAATCGTATTGATGATAAGGTATTAAATGCCGAAATATCTAATATGAAAAGACAAATTAAAGAAAATTTTAATTTGAAAGAAGTTCTTAATACAAAAATTCCTAATTACAAACTATTTTCAAGTTTTCAGATATGTTCATTGAAGGAAAATACTTATTTATCTTCTAAAAATCAAACTAATTTAGAACAGTTTATTATGGAACACCTTATTAACAATAAGGAGTTGAAGAAACTTAGTGAAAATAATATTGTTGTTGAAGAATACCCCAAAGAACAACAAAAGATTGATAAAATAGCAATGGCTATTGCTTTTAATAATTTTAAGAAGAGTTTCCGCGGCAAATTAACAGAAAATCAAATACAATACCTAATAAATTTTTATTCTATGAATTCAAAATCATTTAATAAGTGGGTTATGAAAGAAATTGATGGTATGGTAAATGATATATCCTCAGAAAAAATTGTCGTTGAAAACGAAGGGTTACGAACAAAGTTAGAATTAGCTGTAGAAAGATTAAAAAATATAAAAGAAATTAACAGTGATAATATCGTTGAAGTTTTGTTATTTGTAGAACTTTGTGATAACCTGTAGAATTATTGGAGAATAATAATGGCATTAATTGATTTGTGGAGAGAAAAAGTATCTGGGCATAATTTTAATGTTGGAAATTTAACAGCAGTAGATGAAAAAAATTATAAGCCACACAATAACCCCAAAAGACCTAACCCAGTTGCCGGGGTTGTCGCGACAACTTTAGTTAATATTGATGAAATAGAAAGACAGTATTTTCAAGATCAAAACATACCAACTGCGGATACTGATGTGGAAATGAAAAGCCAAAGTCTGATAAATACAAATTTCGGCAAAACGACCTATGATGGAAGAAGTTCAATTATTGAAGGTTCAAATGATGGAACTGGATATATACATCATTTTGCTGGCAATATTGACGGTGATTATAAGCCCGGCTTCGCTAGAGGTATAACTGGTATTGGTTATGATGAAACAGCCGTGAAAGCTGATTATGACACTTCAGGAGGAACCACAGGAACCACAGGAGCCACAGGAACCACAGGAGGCGATGTGTCAACAGATTCGGCAAACATACAAGGTTCAAATGCCGATCCATTAACATTTGACGATTGGAAAACATCTCTTGGTTTTGAGATTCAAGGCATTACAAACCTCGACGACGCGTATACAAATTATGTAAATAATTTCGGGACCGGCAGCGGCGGCGCTTCATAACATTAAATAGTTTAGACCTAAAAAAATGATGAATAAGAAAAATGAAACATCGGTAGTTGGAGCAGTAGCTGGTTTTACTGCTCCTCTATCTGGCGCACCCATAAGGAAGAATATAAAAAGAAAGAGAAAATCAATGAAGAAGAAGGCATCTAGAAAAGTTCCATACAACAAAGTAGATGAGCAATCGCATGAGGTTGTAAGAGATACAATATTTAATATTCTTTTAGAGAGTAAGAACGAAGAAAAGATAGGTTATATAATGTCGCTTTTTGAAGGTATTAATAAGCAGATGGGTGTTAGTATGGGATATACTAAGACATTCATTACTGACGGTTTAAAGATGGGTGAATTAGATAAAGCAAAGAAGTTAAGTTTTCGTAGAGCTAAGACAGAGTTAGGTCATGTTAAGAGATTAGTAGATGACTTAGATGTTTTAATCAATCAAATTTATGAAATAAGTAATCGTCGCGAAGATGATGGTGAGGAAGAAGAAAGAGATTAAAAATGACAGAGATTATTAACAATAATGCATCCCCAAACTTAATTCATTCTTTTCTTTTATTTGAGTATGACGATGTTAAGCCATCAAAATCTAGTGATGGTATACTTAAAATGAAGGGTATTATTCAAGCAGCTGGTAAACCAAACGCAAATAATAGAATTTACCCTCGTCAAGTTTTAGAAAGAGAAGATCAAAAATATCAAGAATTAGTTAAGGATAGAAGAGCTTTAGGTGAATTAGATCACCCCGATAGCCCCATAGTTCAGTTAGAGAATGTTTCTCACTTAGTAACTGAAACAAGATGGGATGGTGAAAACTTGGTTGGTGAAATAGAAGTATTGGATACACCTAAAGGTCAGATACTTGGTAAGTTAGTAGAAAGAAATGTTAAGTTAGGTATTTCTTCAAGAGGTCTTGGTAGTGTAAGTAGAAATCATGAAGGATACGATATTGTAGAGGATGACTTTAACTTAGTATGTTACGATATGGTTAGTAACCCCTCAACAAGTAATGCATATATGCATTTACAGGAAAGTGCTGTTTATAGAACACTAATAAAACAAAACAAGTATTTGAAAATTGAAGGTGTGTTAGACGAAATATTAGGGCTATAAAATGAAACTTAGAGATGTTTTAAAAGAGGCGGATTTTTATGTTCCACAAGCAGAACCTCATTCCAACTATCATGGCAGAAATCCAGCATCATTTTCTGCCTATAACGTTGGTTACAGACCTACACCCGGCAATAATGTTGATGACAAACTAACACAAACATTGGATGCAGATATCGAAGCTCAGTTAATAGACAGAGCTATTGATATATTATATGATGAATATCCAGAACTAGTTAAAGATAAGAAGATAAAAAGACATTTCCTGCAAATGTTAATTGGTAAAGTTACTTCTGGAGAAATCCCACATCAAATTAGTTTGGAGAATTTCATAAAAAGATTATGGAAAACTAAAAAGATAAAGGTGGGATAAAATGCCATTAACAGATAATAGTGTAACAAGACATATAGACCCTAGTGGTGATGAAATAAAAGCTTTTCTTGATGATGACGGGACGTATGTTCAAGCTGTGGCTCTTGTTGATGAGAATGGTGATTTAGCAACTCCTAATAATCCTTACAAAATAAACATTAGTCAAGTCAACGGTTCAGCTGGCGATTCATTTGGTAGATTAAGAGTATCAAATCTATATCCTTTATTTGAAACAACTAGTAGATATGATATAGATAAATCTATTTGGGTAAAAAATGAAGTATTAGGTGGTTCTGTAACACATTCAACAGCTGATGCATCTATACAACTTTCTACAGATACTCAAAACACATCTTCTGCAAAGTTATTAACAAAGAAAAACTTTAGATATAGCCCCGGTAAAAGTCAATTGATAATGCAAACGTTATCTGTTGTAAATCCAACAGAAGCAAACTGTGATAGGCGTTGGGGTTATTTTGATGATAATGATGGTTTATTTTTTGCAATAGAGGGTGGTGTTTTTGGTGTTGTTATAAGAAGTGGAACACAAAACACATTTATACCACAAACTAGTTTTAATCGTGATACATTAAATGGTAATGGAGGTAGTGGTTTTAGTATTGATTTAACCAAAGCCAATATATATCAGATATCATTTCAGTTTTTGGGTGTAGGTATAGTTGAATTTGGTGTTTATTCTCCATCTGGTGAGTTTATAGTTGCTCATGTGTTTGAGAACGCCAATCAGAATATATATAGTTATATGGATACGGCTATTTTACCATTGAATTATGAGTGTGTAAATACTGGAGTAACTGTCGGTAATAGTGGAATAAATGTTTTATGTGCTACGGTAAACTCAGAAGGTAGTAGAGAGGCTTTATATACTATATTTGAAAGTATTCAAACACCAGATTTTATATCTACAAATAGTGCTGCTGAAAGACCTATTTTATCTATACAATCTAAGGCAACAGTTAATGCATTGCGTAATAAAGTAGAGGTGGTTCCACAAAACTTATCAATAGCTGCTGATGGAAAACCTGCAATAATAAGAATATGGAAAAATGTAGATACGCTGACTAACTCTTCTTTTACTCCAATGCCGAATAATCAAAGTTCTATTCAATATGATACTGCTGCTACTGCATTTACTACTGATGCTAATAGTTTTTTAATATCATCTTATATCGTATACAATGGCCAAAGTGAAGTTATAAACCTAGAAAACATATTTAGTGCTAATAAACAATCTATAACTTATAATAACGCTGATGAGGCGGAATCTATAACTATAACAATACAAAGAGCTTCAACAGCGGCTGCTGAAACCTCTGTATTAGCTTCTTTAAGTTGGGCTGAGATTAGATAATGGGATTATTATTAATTTGGGATGATATTCATCGTCATATTACTGGTGGTAAAAGAAGTAAACGTGCAAGAGAGTGGTTAAATCAACATATAGAAGATAATTGGTTTACTGAAACTTGGTTTTTAAAAGTTGGTGAAAATATAATAGAGAAGAAAATAAATAAAAAACATAATGTCATATGTAAGCAAAATGATTTAAATATAAAAAATATATTGGATCAAATAAAAGTAGAAATAAATAGGGTAAAATAAAATGGCAATAACAAACTCTGCAGGTGATGGTGTTAGAATTACAAGTTATGCTTTATCTACTACTTCTTTACCATCACAATCTCAAAACACTGGAAACAATCAAATAACATTTGAAGATAATGTGGATGTGTCTACCGGTAATCAAACTACAGGTGGGGATTTAAATGATAGTTTGTATACTAATAGATTAATTATTAAAAATGTAGGTCTTCCCACAGAAGAGATTAGAAGAGCGTCATCTGAAACAGCCGGAACAGGAACAACTATTATAGTTACACTGGAAGCAGATTGGGATACAACACCAGACACAACAGTAACCTCAGTAACCGCGAATACAACTGATACCACCAACGAAATAGAAATAACATCAACTACCTTATCTGCTCTTGGTTTAGTTGTTGGCGATTTATTAACGATCAGTTCAGCTACTGGATCTGTTGTTAATGGAACTTATGAAATAACAGCTGTTAACTCTACCACAGATACTATTACTTTTGGAAATGATGCAGGTTCAGTTACAGCAGATGGGACAGGTATAGTTTTTAGCGTTCAAAAAAGTTTTACTGCCGATGTTTTTTATACTATTGATGATATTGATGGTGCAGTTGGTCAAACTGTTAACTTAAACTCTAAATCTGGAGCTTATGAAGTTTCTCGTAAGCTTAGTGTTGGGACCACTACTAACGACCCAGCTGGATTGCAACTAACAGATAGTCAATATCTAGAATGTTCTGACGAAGGCACAGGATTATCTCTTCAAGTTTACAATAACGCCTTCTTTTTAGTAGGTTTTGAAATTCAAGGAAGCTCACAATCTGGAGCTATCATAACAGCTACTAATAATGTAAGTGGACAGGGTGGAGAAAACTGGGCACAAGTAGATAGTGGAGGCAGGTGGGAAATATATGACTCTGTTATATGGTCACAAAGAGTTTCATTACCTTTAGATTTTCAAAACGGAACTCCCGGTGCTCAAGGTGTAATTAAAAACACAAAGATAATATCTGGAACGGATGATTTATTTCTTTATCAAGTTTTGCTAGAAAATGTAAATATAAGTGGTAGAGATGGAACAAATGAATTTATAAGACTCTATGAGAGCACAACAGCTACTAATATCACTTTAACTAATACATCTGGAACAACGAATGGAAATAATACGGGTAGTGAATCAATAACAGTTAGAGATATAAACTTTGTCTCTAATGCTAATTTTATAACATTAGAAAATGATAAAGATTGGTTTGTTATAAATCCTATATGGACGGTAACAACCGCTTCGGATATAGCTTTCGGTTCAACCACAGGATCATCAGTTAGTGATCAAAGAAGTGTTGATGTTGTTGTTAGTAAAACAGATTCAACATTGATACCCGACGCTAATGTGATAATATATGAGGGAACTCAATTAGATGATTTAGTTTTAGAAACATTTACTGATGCTAATGGCGAGGCCAGTGGTGTTTTTAATTACAGATTTTTTGATAAATCTGGCACAGCGGCCGCAACAACAACAACTTATAGTAATCACGCTTTTAGAGTTGATGCATGGGGTTATTTACCTTTTGTAACTGCTCAAACATCAACTTCTAAAATAGAAGGAACAACAACGCTTAATGTTGATAACAACCTAACAAACGCACAAACTCAAGCTGGAGCAATAACTGCTGGTAGTGGAATAACTTGGAACGAACAAACAAACCCCGGAAGTTTGATTACATTCACCAGTGCTACTGGAACATTATCTGTTGGGGATACTGTTACTGTGGGTAGTGCTACTGGAGTGGTTGTAGAGTTTGTTGATGGGACAGGAACATCCTCAGATCCTGTTGTTTTTTTAAAAGATAGAAATGCCACAGCTATAGCTACAGGAACAACAGCTACATCTACTAGTTGGGGGGCAACAACATCAACGGCAGCATCTGATTTCTATGAATTTTCTGTTTTTGTGGATGGAAACTCTACAAGCTATCAAACTATATATGATTATTTAGCTGCATTAACATCTCAAACAACATTGTCTGCGGATGGTGAATTAATCCATGAATGGGGTAATAGAAACCAAGGAAGAGCTTTTTATTATGATGGAAATAATTTTTTTACTGAAAGATCTGGAACAGATGGTGTTATAATAGTAAATTCTACAAAAGGTGGAACCTTGGAGTATTTTACTTCTGATAATGGCGATCAATATATCCCACCAGCTAGCTACACAATATCTTTTACTGGTATTAAAGACGGAACAGAGGTTAGAATACATAATTCTGCAGATGGATCACTTATAGCTGGTGTAGAAGATGTTACTGGAACAGGAACGGATTTATTTCCAGTTGGATCATCTAGTGTTTCTGGTCCTTCAAACGATAAAACATTTTCTTTTACATATACATATGCGGCTGATATTGATGTATATGCTGTTTTTATAGCCCTTCAGTATGAATATGAACGTTTAGATGAGGGTGTGTCTTTATTAGCTACAAATCAATCATTTCCTATAGTTCAACGAATAGATAGAAATTATTTTAACGCATAACGAAAAAGTTTATTTTTTTTCATGTTATAATTATAATTATAATAGAGGGATGAACCTCTTTCCCTTTTATTAACCTTCTCATAATTCATTGGAGAAAAATCTAATGGCAATAACTAATTTATTAACAGCTTACTCAGATCTTGATGATTTGATGACACCAGTGTCATCCGTTTCATCAACAACAACCAGTGCGTCATATACAACATCTGTCGCCCACGGGTTAAAAGTAGGTGATTATGTTAACATAGTTAATATCGCTAACGATAGCGGTAGCTACAATGGTAGATATCAAGTTGGTGTAGTTGATGATTCAACCAACTTTACAATAAGTGGTCTAACTAGATCCGCTGTTGGATCAGCCGCAACAACAGGAGTGGCAGCAAGTGTCGGTGACTTAGAGCCCGGCCTAATTGTTGAAGAATCACTTTCCGAAGTAGTCAGTGCTGGAACACCTAATGACACAAATGATACATTAGAACTTGGCGCAGGTCAAGTAGCAGCAATTGATGTAGGTGTTGGTGATTTCGTAACAATATCCGGCGCAAATGGCACATCAGTGGATGACGGAACATTTTCAGTTACCGCAGTGTCTACTGATGTATTATCATTCGCGTCCAGTGCTACTCCCGCACTATCTTCCGCAACATCTGATTTTACTATTTTTAAATCAGACGCTAGCGGTAATGCTCTTATCAGAGGTAGTTATAGAACTTCTGAGATTACAGTTATAGCTGTTCAGCCTGATAATACAAAAACCAAAACAATTAAGTTCAACCTTACAGCAGGTGGTGCGCTTGAAAATGCTGGAACTGGTATTACCGGTCAGGCATTATATTCATACTTCAAGTTCCTATGGAAGAACGTTCAATCAATAACCCAGTTCGACTTCCCAATGCTGTCTATCACGAACGAACAGTTTGAATTTATTAATAGCTGGTATCTTGATGATGCTTCAACAATAAATCAAAAACTAGTGCTAGCTAGCTCAAACTTCGCTGTTAATTTTACCGATGAAGTTACATTTACTTCTAGTGTATCCGATGTTGATCTTAGAAAATTGCAGGCTGGTGATAATATTACAATTCAAGGTGGAAACAATGCGGGCACCGATGCGGTAGTTGACTCTGTTGGTTATATTAGAGCAACAGGTGTATACACTGTTACAGTAACTGGAAGTAATATTTTTAGTAGCACAGGAGCTGATACAATAACATCTGTTGACACAGTAGTTAACGTAACACCTTCTAATCTAATCAGAACAGCTGGTTGGACAGTTCAAAACGAGGAGGGGTCATATCAGAAGCTTTATTATTCTGGTGTAATCACATTGGGAACATTGGTAGATGAAACAGATACTCCTTACTATGTTCAGAGAGATGCTTTAACAGCTGGAACAAATGACACTAAGTATTCTGGACCTGCTAACGAAGGTGTTAGAATTCGTTCAGTTGCTGATGCAAGATCCTCAGCAGCCAATGTCACCATTGATTATACAGCTGCAGCCGGAGCAAGCACAATAATAGAAGACGGAGGCACCGGAAGCACAAAAATTGATTGGACAGCTTTTGAAGTAGGTGATTTTATTGAAATAACAGATGCAAGCGTAACAGCGGCTGATATTACTGGTGTATTACACGAAATCTCAGCTGTTAGTTCTACTGGTATTACTACAAAATCAACATTTGGAGCTACCGATCAAACAACTGGATCAGCTCTTATTGAAGCTGATTTTTCTGGCACATTCAAAATCTTCGTTAGAGAACTTGGTAAAACATTCGCTGACGCTGACTTGGACGACATCGGTGTGTCTGAAATGACTTACATCGTGTATCGTTTCCCTGTAACCAACTCATCTGATGCTGATGTTCCTGCATCTATTGAAGATGATTCAATTGATTCAGGCGGTATAACAGCCGCATTACCCGCTGATGTTAACCCATATGATGATATTCAGATTGAATATCTTGAATCATCTGCCGGTGTTTCATACGATATTAAGGGTGCAATTGAATCAGGATCAGCTATTTCTGTTTCTGTTGGTGAGGTATATAAAGACGGCGATGGTCGCTGGTTTAAAGTCACTACAGCTGGTGATGTTAACACTACTAGTGGCACTGGTAATTTCGCCGGATATACTTTATCAACTGCAGTTCTTGCAGCTTATGAGGGTGAAAGAGAAATTTCTGGTGTATACTATGCTTTTACAGTTATAGTTGACTCAAATGATACCCATGCAAACGCTGGTTCACCTTACGTAGATCCTAATAACAATACTTCTGCTTCAAACGTATACTTATTTATCCAGTGGGCGTTGAGAAGAGTTGGTAATGGGGCCGCCATTGATCAAGGCTTAATCAACGAAGGTGCAACAGGCAACGAGCAGCGAGTTGGTAACATTGCTGATCGTCTTGTAACATTCGTTGGTCCTACACTAACAACACAACCCGGCGTATTTATTGATAGTATTGCTTCTACTGACCAGAACAATGTGTCATTCACAGAAGCTACAGTTGGTGGTGTTAATGTTGGTGCTGGGACAACCTATTTAGGTGGATCTGGTCTCAAATATCCTCTTACAGTTACAGTTAGAATTGACTTCAACGATAACTTGCAAGCTGACGGTGACGCTGTTTTCTATATGTATTACAGTGACGGATCCGGATCTGGTTATGGAGCACAGGACTTCTCAGCTACACAAGCCACACAGGTTGTGAAAGCTGATGGTGGTGATGTTGGATCAGATGTTAACAACGCTATATCTGCAGCTCAATCCTATCAGTTCCAGTATGGTTACGAAGAAGATGCAACAGCAGGTAGAACACCCGGTGCTGATGTTAATGTAACAACAGTAGCTATTGGTCTTAGTTCCGGTCAGTATGTGAAGTCAAGCGCGACTATAACTAATACAGGTGCTACTATCTCACTCGTTGCTCCTCTAGAAAGAAACTACTCAAACGCATAATTTTAATAATATATTTTAATTATGTCTTAACAATGAAGGGGTGGGGTAAAACCCACCCCTTTACCTTATCATTATCACTATATGGAGATCACACATGAAGTCTTTAACGCCAGAACAAATTAATGAGACAGTTGAGTATTTTGATAGTTTTATAAATAAGGTTGTTAGTGAACAAATAGAGGGTATTCAACCAATGGATTTAATAATGCATTATAATATATTAAGAAATATTATGTCCCAATATAATGTGGGGCCAGATTTAAAAAAATAATATATTTTTTTTAGTAATTTTATTATATATTTATTATGTTATAGTTATTAAAATAAGATATATAATAGAATTTAAGGAGGTCTTATGGCAGGCGAAAGAAGGTTTACTAGAATACCACCAGAAAGCACTGGTGATAGGATTTATTTAAAACATACAGTAGATATTCCATATGATAATAAAGCTGTAGATTATGCATGGGAAGTTGGTGGTTTTTATCATATAATGGGTGGCGGTGGAAACAGTATTATGATTCATATACATGATGTATCAGAAATTTCTGATACTGAAGGTGTATTACATTGTCATTATGATTCAGTTTCTACATTTGCAAACATATCAGCTGTTAATGATCAACTCATAAATGATTCTAATAATGTTACAAGAGCAATTATTAATGGTGATCCTATAGATCTTTATGTAAATTCAAATCATATCGTAGGATATCACAACCCAGAATATGGCGTGGATATAGATAGATTTGGTTCTATGAATATTAGGTTTGGCGAAGGCCCGGCTGTTATAGATTCATTTGGACATTTAAAAGTTAATAACGGAAGATTGTTGAGCAATTATAATTTTGCAAAATCACCCCACACAGGTGAGTTTGCAAACTCTATTGAGGGTGAGGGATCTAAACAATATGATGCAGAAATTGGAGCTCATAGACTTTCAATAGATAAAGAAGGTGATAGAGTAACACATACATCAAACTTATTTCATCCTTTTTCAAATAATAATTCTGATTTATTTGTTTTAGCTGCCCGTTGTGGAGATGTAGGATTCCCATCGGATGGAACTGTTAGGTTTTGGGGCGCATTTGACGCGACTGATGGATACTTTTTTGCATTGGTAGAGAATAATATTCAAGTCCGACATAGATTTACAATAGATGGAAACCCAACAACTGAAATGATAGTCAACCAATCTGATTGGAATCAAGACACATTGGATGGAACCGGTGGTGGTAGAAATCCTTCTGGTATGTTGTTGGATGTTAGTAAAATAAATAATTACTGGATTGACTTCCAATTTTCTGGTGGCGGAAAAACAAGATGGGGTGTTTTCTATCAAGGTGAAAGAATAGTATGTCATCAGATGTATTCTAACAACGAGGCAACGCACCAACCATTATCTAATCCTGCAAGACCTATTTGTTGGGCAATTGCAAAGCCTGCTATGTTAGGTCCAACTGCAGCGGGTGGTAAAGACTTCTTTGCTTATGGAGCTGCAGTATACACAGACGATACATACGACCCGATGAAACATTCACAAGAGGTTGCTTATTATAATAGCTCTTTTGAGTTGGATCATGACTCAATTTCTACAACATATATGTATACGCTTAGACCACAATTATCATTACCTTGGTCTGATAAAGAAAATCATACAATATATGCCCCAACATCTATGGATGTCTATCCTCACTCAACAAGACATATGACACTTCACTTGCAAAACGCCACTTCAGATGGAACTTATTGGACTTTTGAAACACAACAAGATCATTATCTAGTGTCGAATGATAAGGCGGAAGTTTTTCATACAAATAACTACAATGGTAGGTTTGTAGTTTTTGACACTCCTACTAGCACCACATTTAGAGTATCTAACACAACTATTCAAGCCGCTGAAACGCACGGGCAAATAAAAAATATGGATACTCAATACAGTGAACCACACGTTGAAATAAGAATTTTTGCAAAATGTATAATGAGAGGTGTTTCTTTCTCAGCTGTCAATTTCACTACGACAGAGGTTGATACATACGGTGACCACTTAGCTCACGGTCCTGAAATTGCAAGATTTTTAGCAGAGGATAGAGTTTTATATAGCTTTGATGATTTATCAGACAATATTCAATGGGGTGCTGTATATAACACATCTGACCAATCTTTTGCTCGTAACTCTCAATCATTAGAGCTTATACAAGGTGATGATGATAAATATTCAACTGGTGTGCAAAGAGTAAGAATAACTATAAAAGATGATTCACACCCAATATATGGCACGACAATTCATTATTTTGATGATAAAGGAAAAGTTATTTTTAGAGCAGATGATGGGTCTCAAAATCTAACAGGATTTACAACAACACACGACTTACTTACGAATGATACTGGTAATGATGGCACTTGGTATTACCTCTCTTTATTAGATAGAGATGAAGCGTGGTTGTATAATAGTGAAGCTGACATTGATGATGATAGAAGTGTAAGAGTGTTACAACTTAACGCAGACCCAACAGGAACAATAGCTGTGGGTGATACGGTGACATTAGATACTGGTGGACATACTGCGGTAGCAAAAGCTATATATGTAGATGGTGGAAACTTTTATTTAGGAGTAGAAGCCAGAAGCAATGCAGCATTTGATGGATATACAGGAACAATAAACACATCAGCTTTTACTGTTAGTGGTGTTACTAAGTCATCAGACAGAATAGGTAGTTGGGGTGGTATCGGTGGCGGCACTTGGGATGAAAGCGATGAAAGAACGACATTTGATTTGGATTATAAAACATCTTTATTAGCTGTTGATAGTAGTGGCTGGGGAACTTCATCTGACTCAATATCAAACGAAAATAGATTGTATGGACCTACACCAATTCAACCTGCTTGGACATTTATGGTTAGACACTTGCACGAAACAACACATGACACAAATGTTAGAACAGTAATGAGATGGAAGGAAAGAATACAGTAAATGCCCTACTTGACGCTGAATTACGGCCACTGGGCCTTTTGGGAAGATTACGATCCGCCTTTATTTTTTGGTGACACTAAAGTTGCCTTTGATGGACCTAACAAACTTATAGTGGTTGCTGAAGGAATTACGGATTTAGATGTTAGGGAGGATATTTACGAAGGTTGGAAATCTTGGGTAGCTGCGTCCTATTACAATAACTCTCGATTTGTGCAAGCGATGTCTGTGGTTGGTGGTGACCCCATCACAGATAGATTATTTGTAGGTAGCACATTCTTCTTAGAAAACGGATGGCGTATTCAGCCATGGAATGGTCAATACATTTTAAATGTAGTTGGGAATATTTTTACAAGAGAGACAGGTGGAAACGTTGTTAATCCCGTTCCTGGAGTAACAATTTCTCTTGTTAGGTCTAACATCGTTGATGGTGTCAACACAATAACTGATGAAGATATTCAATCAATGGCAACTGCAGTTTGGTCTTCATTACGCAGCGAACACACGGTTGAAGGTTCCTTCGGTCAAGGCATAACTTCTGTTAGGGGTGATGTGTTAGGAAATCTTGGTGGCTCTATTGGTGATATAACAAATATCCAAACAGCTATCACTAATGCTCAAGATACGTTGCAAGGTGGCACTGAAAATCTACAAACCATATTTGATAGAATAGGCACTGTAATTACAGACCTTTCTAGTATTGCTACTGACTTATGGACCACATCAACGATGGTGCTTGGTGTATCTGGAGATGTGCTTAGTGCCTCTGGAGACATAGTAGAGCATCTTGACAAAATAGATTTAGATGTAGTTTCTGTTACATCTGAATTAGCTACTGATGATTTGACTACAGCAGACCAGAAGCTTGACAGCTTAATTGCTAAAGTAGATGATTTGGATAATGATATTGCTAACATTCCAACAACAGACTTGAGCGGATTAGAAACAAAGATCGACACTATCGATACAGTAGTAGATCGAATAGAAGTAGATACTATAGCCATAGAAACAAAAGTCGATACTGCTATTACTGATATTGGTAACATTCCCACTACTGACTTATCTGGTATTGAAGCTAAAATAGACACCATTGACACCGTTGTAGATCGTATTGAAGTTGATACAATTAGCATAGAAAACAAAATAGATAACCTGAATGTTAATGTTGATTTATCTACTGTAGAAGCTAAACTTGATATTATCGACACGGTAGTTGATAGAATTGAGGTTGATACTATTTCCATCGAAGGTAAGGTAGATACAGCCATTACTGATATTGGCAACATACCTACCACTGATCTTTCTGGCCTTGAGACAAAAATAGATACCATTGATACAGTTGTTGATAGAATTGAGGTTGACACAACTAGCATTGAAGGCAAGGTTGATTCTCTCACAACAGATGTCGCAAACATTCCCACTACTGATTTGTCTGGCATAGAGACAAAGATAGATACAATCGACACAGTGGTTGATTCTATAAAAGTAGATACTGTGTCTATTGAGGGAAAAGTAGACACCCTATCATTCAACACTGGCGGCACAGCTATTCAAGATGCATTAGATAAAATAGATTCTGATGTAGTAAGCATAACTGCTGAATTATCAACAGACGATCTAACAACCGCCGACCAGAAGCTTGATAGCTTGTTGAACTCAATGGGTAATGTAGAGACTAAGGTTGTAGATATTGACACCGTAGTAGATAGAATTGAAGTAGACACAACTAGCATAGAGTCAAAAGTTGATTCACTTACAGTTGATGTGAGCAATATAACATTTGACAGCACTGGCTTGGAAAACAAAATAGATGTTATTGACGCTAATGTCGATAATATTCAAGTAAATATAGCCACTTTGGATAACAAAATTGACGTTGTTGATAATGTTGTAGACAGCATACAGATTGATACCGACAACATAGAAGCAAAGGTAGATATTATTGATACGGTTGTTGACAAGATAGATGTTGATGTTGTAACAGTTACCGCTGAATTAGGATCTGGTGGCGTTAACACAAAACTTGATGATATTTTAGATGACTTAGCTGAGTTGGATGTTCAAAACAACACCCTAAATTCAAAGATTGACATTATAGACGATAAAGTAGATAAATCTAATCTAGATATTGAAAGCGTAACAGCGAGCATAGATTCTTACAATGTAATTACACTAAGAAACATTGTCGAAGAAATAGACAACAACACAGACAGTATCCCATCTTCTTTAGACAAAATAAATGCCGACATGGTTTCTGTAACTTCAGAAATCGGTGCATACGACCTAACAACATTAGATACTAAAGTAGATACTATAATATCTGACATATCTTCTTTGAGCATTAGTCAAGGAAACACGACTAACAACATACAATCGCTGGATGATAAATTAGTGAAGCTTGATGCAGATATGATTTCTGTTACTGCTGATTTAGACACATACGACCTAAACACAACAGTTCAAACACTATCTAATATAAGCAGTGATATTTCTTTGGTAGATACAAAAGTAGACACGATCAACACAAACATAGGCTTAGTAAAGGCTGATACAGTTTCTATAGAAACAAAAGTTGACACAACTAATACAAACATCACATCTTTAACTAATGATGTTGCAACAGTGCAATTATCTGTTGATTCTTTGAGCGTACAAAACACTAACATAGAAAATATAGCAAGCAGAATAGAAACAGACACGATTTCCATAGAAACAAAGATTGACACAGCAATATCGGATATTGCTGCTACTGATGCTAAAATAGATACTGTGATTGTTGACACTACCAACTTATTAATTGATACCGGAAATATTGACACACAACTATCTTTGATAGATGACACAGTATCCAGAATCGAAACTGATACTCATATACTATTAGATGACCATACAAAATCTATGGCAGATGTCGTGAGCATAACTTCTGCTATTGATTCTTATAACACTACAACAATCAGAAGTATAATATCCGATATAAAGATTGACACCACAAACATATTATCAGATATTAATGACCTTGACTTAGACAACAGCGATATAGTTGCCAAAATAGACAAAATAGATGTTGATGTTGTGTCTATAACAGCAGAGTTGGAAACAGATGACCTAACTACTGCTGACCAAAAGCTGGATAACTTAATTACATCTATGGGTAACGTAGAGACAAAAATAGATATTGTTGATACGGTTGTAGACACCATTCAAATTGACACAAATAATATTGAAACAAAAATTGATACAGTAGACAGTGTAGTTGATTCTATAAAACTAGACACATCATCAATAGATGCAAAAGCTGACACTATAAATACAAATGTCGCCACCATTGACAATATCGTTGATAGCATTCAAATTGATACAGATAGCATTGAAACAAAAATAGATACTGCTAATGCAAACATAACAACTATTGATAATGTGGTGGATAGTATTCAGTTAGACACTGACAGTATAGAAACTAAAACAGACGCACTAACAACAAAAGTTGATGTTATTGATGGGAAGGTTGACGCTATACAGGTTGATAGCAACGCTATAACTTCTATAGAAACAAAAGTGGATTCTGTTTTGGTTGATACAAGCTCTATCGAAACCAAGATTGATACAGCTAATACAAACATAATAACATTAGACGGTGTTGTTGATACCATTAACACTAACACCAGCAATTTAGACACTCAATTAAGTACCATCAACACCAACACAGCTGGGCTTGAGGCTAAGATAGATATTATTGATGGCATAGTTGATGGCATGGATGTCAATCTGACTTCTCTATTACCTCTAAATGCTGCAGTAACAAAGTTGGGTGATGATGTTATATCTATAACTGCCGAGCTTGCCACAGACGATTTGACGACTGCTGACCAGAAACTCGACGCTCTTATATCTTCTGTCAATACATTGGACGGCAAGATTGATACAGTAGATACGGTGGTTGATAGAATTGAAGCTGATACTATAAGCATAGAAACAAAAGTTGATGACATTGATGGTGGTGTTATTTCGTTGGGCACAAGCATCGGTGTTGTCGATGGTAAGATAGATAGCATTGACAATATCGTAGACGCTATACAGGTTGATGTAAATGCTGTTGAAGGCAAGATTGATACAATCGACACAGTGGTTGATAGTATCAAGGTTGATACATCTAATATAACAAACAACAACGACATATTAAACAAGATAGATGCTGATGTTATTTCTATTACTGCTGAATTAACTACGGATGACCTAACGACAGCAGACCAGAAGCTTGATAGCTTGGTTGCTTCAATGAGCACATTGGATGGCAAGATAGATACCGTGGATACAGTAGTTGATGATATACAATCTATTACTACGTTGATGGATACTAAATTAAACACAATAGATAATGTTATTGACGACGTTAATACAAAAGTTGACAAGATTGATATTGATGTAGTTTCTGTAACAGCAGAATTAGCTGTTGATGATTTGACGACTGCCGACCAGAAGCTTGATAGTTTGATTAACACAATTGGATTATTAGATACTAAGGTTGATATTGTTGATACCGTTGTTGATAGTATTCAAGTTGACACAAACAGTATAGAGACTAAGGTTGATGATTTGACAGTTGATGTTTCAAACATCACCCCCACAGACTTTTCTACACTAGAGGCGAAGATAGATACTATAGATACTGTAGTTGATAGAATAGAAGTTGATACAATTAGTATTGAGTCAAAGATTGATGGCAATGGAGACCTATCGTCTTTGACCAACACCATTAACACAATTGATACAAAGGTAGATACCCTAAATACAAAAATAGATGCTTCTCTATCAGACAGTTCTGACATAGAAGCAAAGGTCGATGCGGTGCAGGCGGATATCTCAACCATAGACATCAAAGTTGACAACCATATGTTAGATGTGCAAGTGGTTAGAGATACAACAGCTAGAATCGAAACAGATACTACGAGCATTGAGACAAAGATAGATACAGCAAATGCTAATATTATTACTATTGACAATGTAGTTGATAGCATACAAATTGATACAGACAATATAGAGGCTAAACTAAATATTGTAGATAACATAGTTGATAATATTCAAATCGATACAAATAGCATAGAAACCAAAGTAGATACTATAGAGACAACAGTTTTGGGTAGCGCTGCCGATATAACTGGTATTGACAGCAAAATCAACACAATAAATAGCACAGTAGATAGAATAGAAGTTGATACTACAAGCATTGAATCGAAGGTTGATGCTGTAAAACTTGATACAGAAAATATTATAGTTGATACAAACAAAATAAACCTTGATATGATTAGCGTAACATCAGAGCTTGTGACTGATGACTTAACAACAACAGATCAGAAACTTGATAGTATAATTGCTTCGGTTGGTAGTGTAGAAGTAAAAGTAGATACAGCAAACACAAACATTGTAACTATTGACAACATTGTTGACAGCATTCAATTAGACACGGACAATATCGAAACTAAACTAGATACAGCAAACGCTAACATTGTCACAATAGATTCTGTGGTTGACTCTATTCAAGTTGATACGAATAGTATTGAAACAAAAGTAGACACTGCTAATACAAACATAACTACATTGGATAGCAAGGTTGACACCATAGATACTATTGCTGACGCAATTCAAGTAGATACAAATTCTATAGAAACCAAGATTGATACTGCTAACACCAACATAATTACATTGGATGGTAAAATTGACACAATAGATGCAGTGGTGGATAATATTGAAGTTGATACTATAAGCATTGAGAATAAAGTTGATGACTTAAAAATAGACACAACAAGTATCATAGATCTTAATACAAAGATTGATACCGATGTTGTAAGTCTAACAGCGGAGTTGGCAGTTGGCGACCCAACAACACCAGATCAAAAGTTGGACAGTCTACTATCTTCTGTTGGCACTATCGAAACCAAAGTTGACACTGCCAATACAAATATTGTAACCATTGATAGTATTGTTGATTCTATTCAAGCCGATGTTGGTGGGTTAGGTACACAAGGCACAGACATTGAGGCTGGCATAACACAACTACAAACAGACCATACAACTATTATAAACTCATTAGCAACCATTGATAGCAATGTAGATGACATTCTATTAGACACACAAGCTATTGAAGGAAAGATTGATACTGTTGATAATGTTGTTGATAAAATAAATCTTGATATGATTTCTGTTACTGCCGAATTAGCAACAGACGATTTGACCACAGCAGACCAGAAACTTGATAGTTTGATTTCCAAAGTAGATGCTATGCAGGTCGATACTACAAGCATTGAGACAAAGATTGATAAACTGGATCTTGATATGGTTTCTGTCACAGCAGAGATTGGCTCCTATGATGCAGAAACATTGGATGACAAGATTACAAATATCGCTGCTGATGTAACATCTCTAATCAACGGACAGTCAACAAGCTTTGTAAGCATAGAACAAAAAATTAATAAGATTGACCTTGATGTTGTTTCTATTACAGCAGAGCTAACAACAGATGACTTAACAACTGCTGACCAGAAGCTTGATGATATTATTAGCAGAGTAACGGACATAGAAGGAAAAGTTGACACAGTTGATACAGTGGTGGACAGCATACAGGTTGATACAGATAATATTGAAACTAAATTGGATACGGCAAACGCAAATATTATTACAATAGATACAGTGGTAGATGATATTAAATCTGAAACTGCCAACATAGAAACCATTGTCGATACAACAAAACTAATTGTTGATAGAATAGAGTCAGACACTATTAGTATTGAAAGCAAAATAGATAAACTTGACCTTGACATGGTGAGCGTCACAGCTGAACTAGCAACTGATGACTTGACAACAGCGGATCAGAAGCTTGATAGCTTGTTGACAAAAGTAGACCAAAATGTTAATACCGCAAACACCATACTACAAACACAAATTGGTAAATGGCAGGTAGACCCATCAGAGCAAAAACTATTTATTTATGATACAGACGGCTCAACGCCAATAGTTGAGTTTGATTTGAAAGATGAAAATGGTCAACCAAACGCAGAAAGAGTTTTCTTAAGGGTGCCTGTATGATGAAATTATCTGAATTATTAGAAAGCAGCATTGTGACAATGGGTTTAGGTCCAGATAGTAGAGTTGTCACTTATGGATATGGTGCTAATTTACCTAAAGGTGGTGGTGCTAACACAGGTCGTCGTAGGGCAAGAAGGTCTAAACCATTTGACCCGAAAGAATTTTATGATGGCGTAGAACATTGGGAAATAAAAACAAATTTGTTTGGTAAAAAAATAAATTACAAAAACATGATAGAATATGACGAGAAGCAAAATATAAAAATAGATATGAAAGATGCTAATGTAATCTACGATGATATTTATAAAGTGGAAGTTAAATCTGTAAAGAGAAGAGAAGTTTTGGAAGAATCTGAGGTAGCCGATGAGTGATATTTCTGTAAGAATTGACGAGCAAGAAGAATTAGATTTTGACATCTCTATAAATGTTTCTTCTAATAGCATAGAAGAGCAAAAAAATGTGCGTGTGCGTTTTATTGTAGAAGATGGCGGGTTTAATTATACTTTTAATGCAAGACAAAAAGAAGAAGGTGGGTATGCTGTAAAAATTCCAGTAATGGAAGATAAAATGAAAACAGGTGATAAGAATTGCACACTGGAAGTAATTTGTAATAACAGATATTTTCCTGCTTGGAATGGTGTAGTAAATTTTGAAAAGAGTATAAGAGTTGAAGCTGCTATCGTAAAGAGTGGTGAAGATAACAAGCCACCTATTCAAGTTGCATCTATATCTAAAAAATCAAATACTGGTGTGGTAGAAGATGTTGTTGAGGTTGACAACAAGGAAAAGATTGTAGAAGAAAAACCAAAAGAAGAAGAAGGTCGTAAATATACATTAGATAAAAAAGAAACACCTAAAAAGATAGTGGAGCAAGAGCCTGTGATTGCTCCAAGAACACCAAAGAAAGTTACAAGTAGAGTAAAAGCAACATACGCAAAAATATTCAAACAAGAGCCTAAGAAATCATATCGTTCACTCAAAACCGAAGAGATAAATAAAATATCTAATAAGAAATTAATATCAAGCGTTAGAGATATATAATGGCCGATAGGAAGGACGACAGGACTAGAGTAATCGATGTTGCTGGTGTCGATTTACTCACAATAGATAAAGCTGTCTATGAATGGTTCAACGTCAAACACCCAACAAAAATAAAGGGCAGGCAGGTGCCTGTCATTTTTGGTGCATGGGAACGTTTCGCTCAAATGCACGAAACACGAGATGACAACAACCTAAATTCTCTTCGGGACAAAAAGGGTATGTTGAGATTGCCTATTATCTCTATAAAGAGAGGTGATATTAGCACCAATGACCAAATGTATAAAAAGATTACCGCTAAAGGCGAGCCTTCAATAAAAATAATTAAAAAAGTAGCTAACGGGCCTTCCAAAGATAGAAGAGTCCAATACAATTATAATTATAATACGCCGACAGGTAAGAAAAGCGATAATCCTGTTTATGAAATACAAAGATTGCCATTTCCAGAGTATTTGACTATACCGTATACAATTACTTTCTGGTCTTCTTACATAAAACACGCTAATTCTTTTAATAATATGTTGTGGCCACTACATGATTTTCCAGATTTAGAATATGCTGGTCATTATTTTCACGGCGAAATAAAAGATTCTTCAAATGAAAGCAACATAGAAACTTTTACTGATGAAGAAAGAATAATAAGAAATAGTTTTAATATGATTGTAAATGGTTATATTTTTGACCAAAGCCAGATAATTATAGAGAGAACATCTACAAAGATTACTTTTGATACAAAAGTTTCTGACGCTTTAGAATACGCACGGGACGAGGAATCTTTTGACGATTTTGTGAATAGATTTAAAAATTAGAGAGAAAAAGTATGTCGTTAGCTGCCAATTTACAACTTGCAAATAATAGTTTAACACCCATAAAGTTAGATACGGAAAAATACTTTAGTGCCGCAGGCTTAACTGCCACATCATATTTGGTCACTACAGACGCAGGTGTCGGAGCAAATATAACCCCCGAAGGTATTTTTACAGCATATTCTTCTAACGATGTAACAGCGACCTTTCATTCTGTCAACACAGATGGCAAAGTAAGTTTATTTTTAAATAACGACAGCGACATCAATTGGAATATGACACTTGATGGTGCCCATTCAGATAGCTTACAATTTATAAACGATTCTTGGCAGACAGATTTTGCTTCTCCTTTTTATGCCCTCACAATGCAGACTGATGGCAGAATTGGTATAGGTACAGAAAGCCCCGCGACAGATGTTACTCTCGACGTGCAAGCTTTCGATTCCGTTTCTGCTTCTTTGAGAATGTTTAATAACGCCACAAACGTTGATGTTAGATTAGAAGCTGGTACTGGAGTTGGCAGAGTAGGTACCAAATCAAACACACCTTTGAGATTATTTGCAAATGACGTAGATGGCATTTATGTGGGCACTGATGGTAATGTAGGTATCGGCACAGCTTCCGACCCATCTTATACTCTTACTGTTGATGGTGACATAAATCTTATAGGCAGTCAAGCTCAAGGTGGTAATGTTTTAGCTTATTGGTTTGAAACAGCAAACACTAATGACGCTTTTAGAGATTCAAAAGTAGGCATAGGAACTGCTGGTCTTGATCCAGAAGCAACTCTACAAGTCATAGAAGGTAATGGTAGTGGCATCATACAAATAGGTAAAGACCTTGCTGGTTATGATGCTGAATATCAATATATAAATTTTGGTGGTAATGTTGATACAGATTTTGGTTGGCAGATAGGTAAGGCAGATACTAGTGGTGACCTTTCAACAACAAAAGGCTTCTATATATATGGTTTAGAAAATCAAGTTAAAGCACTTGCCATAGATATAGATGGTAATGTAGCTATCGGCTCAAATAATGTAGCTCCTACTGCTCTACTTGATGTAAGAGGAGGTGTTATATTTAACGATGGTGGAGCTGACTTTGACTTTAGAGTTGAGGGTCAAACAGATGCGAATCTTCTTTTTACAGACGCTTCTACTGACAGGGTTGGTATAGGACTAAACAACCCCCAATACAAATTAGATATTGTCGGTGACATAAACTACACAAGCAGACTATACCAAAATGATGTGCTTATGGGTATGTGGACTGATGATGCAGGTGACATATACAGAATGTCTAACGTCGGTATTGGTGTAGCAGACCCACAACAGAAATTTCACATAAGAGATGTAAACAGCAATCTAAGATTTTACAATAGTGCTGGTGTGTTTGTTGTTGATGCTGTAAATGACGCTGCTGACAACAACATAAATCTTCGTCTTGTGGGTGAAGAGCTAGAGATAGTAACAAACGGTGCTGAAAGAGTCATAGTGGACGATACAGGTCAAGTTGGCATAAACACAGAAAATCCTGGACACATGCTTGATGTAAATGGTGCCGTTGGTTTATCACCAAATACTGAAGGTCATGACACTCACTTTTTTACAACCAACGCAGTTGATGATGGCCGTTATCAAATAAAATCTGGTGCTACTATAAATGTAGACATACAGGCAAATGGCAATACTTATTTCAATGGTGGAAACGTTGGTATTGGCATAGAAGTCCCAACAGAAAAGCTGCAAGTTATTGGTGACATACTAATTGACACTGGAACAACATCTACACTTTATTTTGATAATAACACAAATTGGTTTCAATATGAGTCTGGTCAATATCGCATCGGCTTAGCTAGCACAGAGCACATAAGAATAAACTCTAGTGGGTATGTTGGTATAAACGAGGATACACCAGATAGTCCTCTACATATAAAAGGAGCTGGTGGCACAGCTTCTAGTATAAGAATAGAAGAAAGTGCGAATTCACGATATACTTTAATACAACAAAATAATGGAAGCGCAACATTTAGAGCTGTAGGGGCGGGAAACACACTTGGACTATATACTGACGGAAGTGAGTGGGTAAGAATAAATACTGCTGGTCAAGTTGGTATCAATCAAATAAACCCATTAGCCACCCTTCATGTTGATGGGACAGTTATTATAGAAAATGATACTATCAATGAGCTTACTTTTACAGGAACCGGTTTGACCAATATACTTTCTGAAACAACGACGGGTTTTCAGTTAGGCTCAACAGCAGCTGGTTATTTATCATTTATTACAAACAATACAGAAGCTATTCATGTAGATGACGCACAACTAGTTGGTATAAATAACTCAAACCCACAACATAGACTTGATGTTACTGGTGATATAAACTTCACAGGTGAGTTGAAATATAGTGGTAATAGTTTTGTAACAAACAACACAAACAACTATGTAATGACAGCCACAGGTGCTGGAACCTTGAATGGTGAGGTTAATCTCACATTTGACGGCACTCTACTTGATGTAACAGGAAATATTACAGCCTCTCAAACAATTACAGGGGATACTGTTAACACTTCTAATTTGGCAGTGGATACGGACACATTATATGTCGCTGTTAGCGATGATAGCGTGGGTGTAAACAAAGTTCCTGACACGCAATACGCTTTGGATGTAAGCGGCGATGTTAACATATCCGGCTCGTATTTGATAGGTGGTTTGCAATTAGGTTACTGGAACACCGATGGTCCTGATGTATATAGATTATCAAATGTTGGTATTCAAACAAGTGACCCACAATATGAATTAGATGTAACACATAACCATGCGGGCGACACAAGCATTGTCTCTTTCAACAATGATTCTAGTGGATCTGCTCACCTACGAGTTGGATTTGATGCTACTAACCATTATGACATTTACCGTGATGGAGCAGTTGCTGATATAATCCATGACGCTACACAGAATACGGCTAATATAATATGGCAAATTGCTGCTGATGAAAAACTGAGAATAGCTTCTACAGGTTATGTTGGCATTGGCACAAATAATCCTACAACTATTTTAGACATTGAAGAAGCTGGTGTAACGAGCCTTACACTAACTAACACAACAGACAGCACAACACTTAGACTAACCTCTGATGCTACTACCGCTTCTATAGGCACAGTATCTAATACACCATTGCAAATAAAAGGTAATGACTTATTACTTGCCACTTTTGATTATTCTGGTCTTGACTTGGAATTGGGACAGGTTTATAGTATTAATGGCATTCCTCTTATACCAGACTTGGACCTAACAGCATTTTCTGTAAACTGGCCTCAATATACATCAAACCTATATGATTCTCACAGAATAAATTTTAACGATATTCAAAATGTGGAAACAACTTGGGATTGGAATTACGCCAAGAGAGAGATGAGAAATAAATCTTGGTTTATCGAGCAAGACTTTCCACCAACTCACGGCGCAGTTATTGTCGATGCTTCTCAAGATGTGGTTTGGTGGATAGATAGAGCGTTTGGTATTGATGGCGCTACATATTTTACAGATTATTTAAGATTTGATGTTGCAGCTGGAAATATGTTACAAAGCAATATCAAAGAAATTAAATTCTTAGATTTCAAACTTTATGCTCTTGCTGCTGATGTTTTATATGTTATTGACCTTCTTGATGATACAGCTTATATGTATGCCAACAATGGAACATACAAATATAATAGCAATGTATTCAACAGAAACGCTTCATCTGGATACACAAGAATAAACAGCATTGGCATACAAAGCAACAATAATTCTGATTTTGATGTCGTTAGAGATCCATTTGCTAATCAAGATAATTACACAAGACCATTGCACTATTGGGTCATTACAGATACAGCCGGTGAAAGCTTATATAAACCAAGCAACGATGACGATGATGTTATTTATCATAACGCTAATGCAAACACAGGCGCAGCGGTTGCTTTCATAAATGAAACTATTGTTGTTGGGGAGCAAGGAGCAAATGCTTCACTAAGAGTTACTAGAGATTTTACAGCTATAACTGGTGGAGGTTGGGCAGAGAATTCCGATATCAACCCAACTCAAAGCGATTACCAAATTGCAGCATGGAGTAGTAACATTAACGATGTTGCGACGATTGATGGATCTGCTGGATCTGAAGTTGTTTTGATTGGTACTGATGACGGATTATCCATAAGACACTCTCTATCCGGTGAAATTTTTACAACAGGATCTTTCACTACACCTTTTATGAATGAAGGTAGAAAAGTAGCGTTTCCATTAAACGATTTGAATGACAGATCTTTTGGTGGCTCATCTACTACATTGACAGTCGCTGGGCCCGTCGCTTTCACAGGCACATCACCTTTCGGAATACCAACAGCAGAATTTACTGGTGGCTATTTGTCAAACACCAGTGTTTCGTTGGGCGAAGCAAGAAACATATCTTTGTTTCTCAAAGCCGACAACGACATAAACCCTGTATTAAAAGAAGAAATAATAAAACTTTCTAATGGGGTGTCAACAGGTAGAATAGAGCTATTCACAGATAGTAATGGTTTTCTAAATGCTACTTGGTCAGATGATAACAACTCGACTACTGATAGTATCACATCTATAACAGATTTGCATGATGGCAACTGGCATCATGTTTATGTTGGGACAATACAAGAAGATACAACAAATTACTATATGTATGTTGACGGTCAACACGTTGGTAAAGTAGCTATAACGAATAGTGGTGGCACCTTAGCTCTTGATCAATTTTTATTAGCTTCAACACCCAATAGTTTTTATGGAGAGATAGCAAACGTATACGTATCTGATGTGCCATACAGAAAAGAAGATATAGCGTTTGAATATAAAAGAATGAGAGCAGGACTTGCTTCTTCTACAAGCGTCCTATCCACAGACAATGTAAAACAAATTTCTGTAGACAGTAAGGGTGGTTATGCTATTGTTGTTACAAACGACAACATAGCAAATATAATTGATGCTAAGAGTGGTGATATATACAACATAGATGCAAGCCCAGGCGGCACACTAAACCATGCCGATATTACCTCTATGGATTCTGGTGCTGCTCCTCACTACTTCCTTGGTGGCTCAACTGCTATTGAACAGTTAGCACAATCAACAGATGTGTTGAATGGTGGTGTTCCAATAAATGCGGCTAGCAACATCGACAACGATGTTTCTACTTATGTAACTACAGCCACAGGTGCTGGTAAAGTTAGTGGAGAACAAAACTTAACATTCAATGGCACTTTGTTGAACGTAACTGGAAACATAAATTACACAGGCACCTTACAAAAGAATGGTGTCGATTTTGTTAATAATGCTGCTGACAACAGATTAGCCACTACAAATGCTGACGGCACACTCAACGCCGAGGCGAATCTAACATTTGGAACTACACTAACAATAGCTGCAGCAACTACTTCACAAGCCATAGTGCCTGCAGCAGACAGCACTTATGAATTAGGGACAAATACTGACAGATGGTCTCATGTATACACAGATGATATCACCGTAACTAACGGTCTTACATTAGGTGGTGGTGGTGGTATAACTGGCCTTATATCTAATGATGCTGATAATAGAATAACAACAGCAACTGGTAGTGGAGACTTAAACGCCGAAACCAATCTAACATTTGATGGCACTACATTGGATGTAACCGGAAGTATTGATGTCTCAGGCACACTTTCACCAAAAGTTGACTCAACTAGCGATTTGGGTACTAATTTATTAAGGTGGGCCAATGCTTATATAGATGATATTACTATAACCAACGGAATAACAATAGGTAGTAATGTTGCAGGAAATCTTATTCCTTCTGTTGACTCAACATATAGTTTAGGATCTTCATCGTTACGTTGGAGTAATCTTTATGTAGATTCTATCGGAGATACTGGTCAATCATTAGACATAGCTTCAACAACCATAAACCTACCTACTGGTCATGTTTTTGATTACGCTACAGGTGATGTAACAATAACACATAGCGCCAACGCATTGACTATTGCTGGTGGTGATTTGACTGCTACATTGAGCGCAACCTCTGTGATTTCTGATGGTGTTACAGCCACAACACAAACAGCAGCTGACAATTCAACAAAGGTCGCGACCACAGCTTATGCCGATACAGCAGTAACAAACGCTAACGTGCCATCTATAACAAATGACACAAACAATTATATAGCGACAACCACTGGCTCTAATTCACTAAACGGTGAAGCTAATCTTACCTTTGATGGAAGTGTATTGAATGTCACAGGTAATGTTGATGTAAGCGGAACAATAGAATCAGGAACAATTACTCCTGAAGTAGATAGCGTTAGCGATTTAGGATCAAACCTACTAAGATGGGCTAATGCTTATATTGATGACATAACCATCACAAATGGAATAGCTGGACTAATTGCTAGTGATACAAACAACTACCTAACTACTGCTACAGGCAACGGCACATTACAAGCAGAGAGTGGTATCACTTTTGATGGAAGTGCTTTGACCATTACAGGTAATGTCAATCCTGTTGCAGATTCTGCTCACGACTTAGGCACCACATTGTTGCGTTGGGCTAACGCTTATGTTGATGATGTTGTTGTTACAAATGGAATTACAATCGGAGCAGGTGGTATTACTGGTTTGATTTCTAACGAAACAGATAACAGAATTATTACATCTGCTGGCGGTGGGTTATTAAACGGCGAAGCTAATCTAACATTTGACGGGACACTCCTAAACCTAACAGGAAATTTGGATGTTTCTGGCACAATAGAATCTGGAACTATAACACCAGAAGTTGATAGCACAAGCGACTTGGGTAGTAACTTGTTAAGATGGGCTAATGCTTATGTTGATGATATAACAATCACAAACGGCATTTCCGGTTTGATTGCTAATGACACAAACAATTACATAACAACATCTACAGGCAGTGGCACTCTTAATGCTGAATCAGCTTTGACATTTGATGGAAGTGTGTTGAATGTTACAGGTAACATAACACCTAACAGCACCTTGACTCACGACCTTGGTACAACATTGTTATATTGGAATAACGCTTATATAAACAATATAACAATTTCTGGTGGTATTACAGGATTGATTGCTGATGATACAGCTGATTATCTAACCACATCTACTGGTAATGGAACACTAGCGGCTCATTCAGAACTGACATTCAACGGAACACTTCTTAGCATAACAGGCAATGTTGATATTTCAGGCACATTGGAAAGTGGAACAATCACTCCCGAAGTTACATTGACCAGTGACTTAGGAACCACTCTGTTAAGATGGTCAACGATATATGCAGGCACAGTAAATCTTACTTCTACTTCTGGTTTGATTGCTAGTGATACAAACAATTATATAACAACTGCCACAGGTAGCGGCACACTACAAGCAGAAAGTGGTCTTACCTTTGACGGTACTACGCTAAATGTTACTGGCGATATAAACTTTACAGGCAATATATTAGAGGATGGGTCAGCTTATGTAGCTCCTGTAAACATTGCCAATGACGCTGACAACAGAATAACAACAGCGACAGGAAACAGTGACCTAAACGCTGAAGCCAATCTTACCTTTGATGGCACCACACTTACAGTAGCTACTGGTGGTG